TTCTAACTACTTTATTTGTTTTAGCAATTTTAACTAAAGGTAAAAATAATTTGTGATAACCTTTTTGATATTCAGGTGCTAAACCTTTTGAATGTTTTAACCAAATTTTATTTCTAAAAGATCCAAATCCATAAGACTCATTCATCATGGTGCAAACGATCTTGCCACCGCCACCACCGCCGCCTCCGCCACCGCCGCCTCGTTGACTTGGTGGTCCAGCTTGTCCTGCAGTTGATACAGGTCCTCTTGATGGTGCAGGATCTCTATCTGCTCCACCACCTCTGAATGCTTGAAATTGTGAAGTTGTTAAACCTTGTGAAGTTTTTTTAGGTGCAGTTGGAGCAGGTCCATCGTTGTCTTGACCACCTCCGCCTATATTTATGTAATCATTAATTTTATTTATTTTTTTATCTGCCAATACACTACCTGATGTTATGGGTGTGGTTATATTGTAATTAGGTCCGCTTGTCATAGCAGATCTTGCATCAGCAAATGACATTGAAGGTAGACCACTAGATGTAATACCATCATAATCATTTAAATTTTTTCCTCCAATAATATTATTACTTACTATACTCTTATCTGTTAAAAATGATGGAATTTCAGAATTTTCATCATCTTCTTTTTCTGTATTAATCATATTATTTATATCTAATTGATCATCAAAAGATACATAATCAGGATCTTTTTGTAATGACTTATCATCAAAAATCATATCTGTTCTTTTCTTAGCTGTTCCTAACATTATAGCTTCTGCTTCAGCAAGAGCTTTTAGTTTAGCTGCTTTTTGTGCAGGGTCTTTCATATTATCTTCAATCATTTTTCTTCTTTTAGCAAAAGTATCAGCGTCTACTTTAGCTGCATTATAACCTGCCATAATATTTTGAGCTGTATTTATGTTTCCACCATCAGATACAATCTGTCCAATGTCATTAACCATGATACCATCACTAGCTAATTCATTTTCAAAAATAGCTCTTCTGTTTACAGGCATCTTATTACCTAAAGCAGCTAATCCTTTACCTAAAAGACTATTTTTTGCATAATCTGCTATTGCACCAGGTATACCGGTTAGTTGTGGACCATATAAAAATTCAGAAGTTTGAATTTGAGATGGTATACCTACATCACTTCTTGATAAAGCTTGTCTATAAGCATATGGACTATAATTTTTATTACTTATTGAATTGGGATCAGGATTATAAACACTGAAGTTATCACTACCACTTTGTACGGGTAATATTTTTTTTATTGGCTTTACTGGAGGTTGAGGAAATAAACCTGGAGGATTAGTTCCAGGTTGATTAGTTCTATTATACCTAAAAGTTTCAGGTAGTGCTCTGTTTAAATATGCTTGTGCTAGATCAAATAAAGTTGCCATTATCTACGTCCGTCTGGTTGTATATCTATTTTTAATGTACCAAAACGCCAAGACTCACTAACATCAGTATTTTCTATCTTGATATTAACAAACCGGCCTCTGGCTCTTGTATCTTTTTTATCAGTACTTGCAGTAATTGTAAAGGGACTTAGAGAAGTAGTTGTATCTGATTGTTGAGGATATCGTTTAACAGCAAGGGTTACTTTTGCATTACCTTGTAAGTCTTTAAAATCAGGTATAAATCTTCTCATAGCTAAAAATACATCACCTGATGTACCTTGGCTTTGTATATCAAAATCATATGATTTTACAAAAGATGTAACAGTTGTAGTGCTACCATCAGGATTTACTTGATCAGTTCCTACTTCATGTTCAAATAAAATAGTTTGACCTAAACCTGATTCTCCAACAATTACAGGAAAAGTACCTGTAGCTGAATCACTAAATTTAGTAGCTGAAGGTTTAGGATATACACTAGCATCAATCCAAGATGTTCTAGCTTCAGTTCCTATATACCAAACACCACCTTCTACTTTTTCTCCATAGTTTAAAACTACATATTGATCATTATAATCAGAACTAGTTGATGGATAATACCAAACAACTTCTGTAAACTGATTATTTAATCCAGCATAAATTTGTTGACCTTTAGTGGTGTCTGCTTGATCATAAACATAATCTTCAACAGAACAAGGTAAAGATTTGACTGTACCATCAAACATAAAGAAACCATTATTAGACATCCAAAAAGCAACACCATCAATTTCAACAGCTGCATTTTTACCAATCAATCCACAGTTAGTACCAACTTGTTCAAAACCAAATGTAAAAGGCGCACCAATAAATTTCATTGTGTATAAAGCATTATCTGTCCAAACAAGAATTACTTCTTTTGCTTTTAATGAACCTATAATTTTTGTACCATCCTGTAGTCTTTGTGAACCCGCTGAGTTAATAGCTGTTGGTGTATAATCGTTTATATCTTCTTGATCAGAAAATCTAATAAACATATCATCTTGTGTTGATGTATTTCCAATAACTGTTTCAGTACCTAAATGAATCAAGTGACGTGTTGTAGGCGAAACTAAAGATACTCTAGTTGCTGTTGGATTAGCTGATGTAGAAAATCCTGAAGTTGATGTTGATGCTCTTGTTGTTAATCTTGAAGCGTCCCCCGCATTCCATGTAAATGTTTTTCCATTAGCAATTGTTGCAACTAATACTTGACCAAAGTTACTTAAACTCCAGAGGCCTGGTTCCAGACTTACGTCAGATGCTGAAGCTGCTTCTCCCCATGCTCCACTGCCCCAAGTATCAATACCCCAACCATAACCATAAGATTGTTCTGCAGGTCCAACAGTTTCATAAGGTTTAACTTCTAAACTACCACCTGCTGCAACCGTTGCACTTGCATTACTTGATTGTGTAATTGTAAATACATTTGAACTTGTAATACTTGTTACTTGAAATAATTTATCTTCAAAATCAGAATCTGAATAACCTGTACCACCAGGTAAAGTTACATTGTTTAATAATATAATATCACCAGAACTTAAACCATGAGAAGTTTTTGTAATAGAACAAACAGCTGAACCAGATGTAGTTGCAATAGTGCAAGAAGTTAATGTAGCCTTTAAAGGTGTTACATCATAAAGTTGACCTTCAAAATATATAAGTAAAAATTTATCTGTACCGATTGCAATGTATCTATTTCCATCTAAATCTACAAATGCAAATTGACGTCTTGCAACTCCAACAATAGTATCAGTAACTAATGATGACCAACCACCAACTTTCTCAGGTAAACTGTATCTAAATCTTGTGTTATCACAATCAATCCATCTGTTTTCTGCACCAGATGTTGTATCTTGCTTATCTATTCCTGGTAAGACTTTAAAATCAATTAGAGCCATAGTCCGTGCTCCTATATGTTATCTTTATAAATCCAGCCTCTAGTTGCATTAACATACACTAAAGTAAATGCAGCACCATTAGCCGAAACTACTAAATCTGAAGCACTACCTAAAATATTAGAACTGTTTCTACCGATTGTTAAATTGTTAGATGCAAAGTTATTACCACTATCTATAAAATGTACTTCATTACCTATTGCAGGAGACGCTGGTAAATTTATTGTAATCGCAGTACCAATACCACTTCCAGAAGTATTAATTAATACTTGATCGCCATTAACTGTAGTGTAAGTAGCAGAAGGTGTGTAGTATCCTTTTGTTTGTAATTTTCCTGTAATGTTTGTACCATCAGAATATAAAACTGTAGTTGATCCAACAGGTAATGCAAGACCTGTTCCTGAAACTGTTTTTACAGTTAATGTGTAATTAGAAGCTGAACGTGTTGTTGCGTCTTCTACTATAAAAACTCTTTCAGCACCATCAGGCATGGTTACTGTTCTGTTAGCAGTTAGTGTTCCTGTTAGTTTGTAGTATAAATTTTTACCATTTGATGTTGCATAAGTTGCAAGAGATAAAGCAACGTCTGCTCCACCTACTGCAAGTGATAAATAACCACTAGATGCTTGTTCTAAAATTTGTAAGTTTGTATTAGTAATAGTTCCCCATGTACCAGATTTTTCACCTGTTGTTATGAGTTCTAATTTTAAATCGCTCGATGTACTTGATGCCATAATTCTCCTATGCGTCGGGGTCTATTGGGACCCAAACTTGATTTACCCCTGGTGGTATTGGATTCCATGATATCACACTTACAGGGTTAGTTGCAAGTTCTATTTCATTACCGGATAAAACAACTGTTTGACCTATTTTAATAACTACATTACCTGTTGTTAGGTTTACTCTTTGTCCTGTAGGTAAAACAACTGATTTACCTTCAATAACTACATTACCTACTGAAAAGTTTAATCTTTGTCCACTTACAGTTACAAATATACTAACTCCGCCTGGATCAGCGAAAGGTGAATTTGCAAAAGGTGTTGCTCCAAATAACATTACGGTGTTTGTATCCTTGTCCAAGTTTGTGAGACGCCTGGTACTACACCGTCCC